CCTACACTTATCACTTCAACAAGTGACCTAGTTGGCGGTGTTTCAACTGGTGCACCAAAAACTTCAATCGGTGTAATTGGTGATTACGCAATCAACACAACTCACGTTACTAACAAGATCTACAAGAAGACAGCAAGTAACACTTGGGTGCAGGTTGGTTCTACAGACTGGCACGCATCTTTACCAGTTGTGTCTATAGCATCAGGAACAACAGTTACAAGCGGCAACACAATGTTCATCAACGGAACTTCGATTTCAGCAGGTGGTACAGCATTGTCAGATGTTAACACAGCAATTGGCTCTAATGTAACTAACGTTACTTCAGCAATCAATAGCACGACAGGTAACCTAGAAATCTTCCACAACGGTAAGGCACTGGGTGACTCAACAGGTGGGACAAACACTATCAGGTTCGAAGAAGGAAACGGAACATTGGTAGCGGACTTAGGATTAACTTCTAACAAGGTACTAAATGGTGTACAACTTCTACAAGACAAACACACTAACAGACCAACTTGGAAAACAGCAGATGAGAACAGACCCAACGGTTCAGTTTGGTTCAAGACAACTTCTGCAAACTCAGGTGCGGCTCTTGTTGCTAAACTTTACAGCACGGCAAGTGGTAGTTTCTCAACAGTTGCTAGTCCACTTTATGCCACACACAACTCTGCGATCTACAACCTAGACGCGGCGACGGGTGGAACTGCATTAAGCACAGGCACAGTGTACGCACAGTACAACGTGACTGAGGAGTCAATGACAGCGGCGGATGCCGCGGATGCTACTCCGAACCTTGCAGACTTCCAATTCTTCAGATACGAGGGTGGTGCTACTACAATCACTAGTAATACAACTTCGCCAACTTTCACAAGTTCAGACACTTTCAAAATACAAGAGTCAGTGAAGAACCAAGAGGCACTTAACTCGGCAGTAACAGTTACGCTAGGCGGAACTGGGGCGGATGACTTTATCGCGGCAGTGAACGGTGCGGGATTAACAAACGTTTCAGCAACCAAGACAACTGCTGGTGCGATTGTTATGACGCACAAACTGGGCGGTGAGTTTAGAATGACTGAAGAAGGCATGACTGGAACACCATTAACAGATGCAGGATTCAGTGCAACGACGGCACACAGTTATGGAACATACACAGCGAACAGTTCAACTTTGATCGACAACTTGTATGACCTACCAACGGGTGAGAGCCTTGACTCAAGTGCTAACACAGGTATACTGGCAAGTAACTGGAAGAGATTAAGTTACACTGCTTCAACAAGTGCACCAACAAATGAGCCAGCGGACGGTACACTATGGTATCACACGTCGACAGACGAAGCAGACATCATGGCGCACAACGGCACAACTTGGGTTGGTTATGCGACTGCATACGCAACCACAGATCCAAATGGTCCACAGTTCAGTGCAACTGCACCAACTACACAATCAGATGCTACAGCACTTGTGAACAACGACTTATGGGTTGACACTTCAGACTTAGAAAACTATCCAAAACTTTACAAATACAACACATCAGCAACTTTAAGTTCTACAAACACGGCGAACCAGGTTGCAGTGACTACATCAGGCGCGGCTTGGGAATTAGTTGACAAAGCAGACCAAACCACAGAAGACGGTATTGTGTTCGCGGATGCTAGATTGCACACAGCGGCAGACAAGGCAGATACATTGTCAACAGGCGGTGCAGGAACTTCTAGTAGCATCAAAGATTTATTAAGCGATGGCTTCCTAGATCCAGATGCTCCTAACCCAGACCTCTACCCACAGGGTATATTGCTTTGGAACACTAGACGTTCAGGTTACAACGTCAAGGAATACAAAAACAATTACATCACAACTACAAAATATCCAGGAAGCGGATCATCAGGTTTAGGTAACATCAGACAAAGTAACGAGAGCGTAGCAACTTACTTCCCTGACAGATGGGTTACTAAATCAAGCAACAACGCAGACGGTTCTGGTTCTTTTGGTAGGAAGGCACAGAGAAAAGTGATCGTTGAACAATTAAAATCAGAGATCGACACCAACCAAGCAATCAGAGAAGACCAAAGAGGTTACAACGTGATTGCTGTTCCTGGTTACCCAGAGTTGATACAAAACATGATCAACTTGAACACAGACAGAAACAACACAGCATTTGTAGTGGGCGACACACCATTCAGACTAGAGGGTACGTCAACTGCTATACAGAACTGGGCAAACAACACAGCATCAGCACTTGACAACGGCGAAGACGGATTAATAAGTGCAAGTGACTACTTGGGTGTGTTTTATCCATCTGGTTTGACAACAGACAACACAGGTAAATCAATCGTTGTTCCACCATCACACATGATGATGAGGACACTAGCAAACAACGATAACATCGCTTTCCCATGGTTCGCACCATCGGGTACAAGAAGAGGTGTCGTTGACAATGCTACGTCAGTTGGTTACATTGACACAGCGTCTGGAGAATTCCAAACAATATCTGTTACGGAGTCAGTGAGAGATTCAATGCATGAAGTAAAAGTTAACCCAATCACGTTCTTTAGTGGAGCAGGAATTGTTAACTTTGGTAACTTGACTAAAACATCAGCAAGTTCGGCCTTGGACAGAATAAATGTTTCAAGATTGGCAGTGTATCTAAGAACACAGTTAGACGCAATCGCTAAGCCATTTATTTTTGAACCAAATGATGAGTTGACAAGGAATGAGATCAAGGGTGCGGTAGAATCATTCTTGTTGGAGTTGACGGGTCAGAGAGCATTGTATGACTTCCTAGTAGTTTGTGATGACACGAACAACACACCTACAAGGATTGACAGGAACGAACTTTATGTGGATATAGCAATTGAACCGATCAAATCAGTTGAGTTCATTTACATACCGTTGAGAATAAAAAACACAGGAGAAATTGCAAAATTAGGGAACTAATTTTCGATAAATAGGAGAAACACATGGCAATATCAACATTATCAAAATTTACAGTACCTTTAGCAAACGATCAGAGTGCCGCATCACAGGGCTTGTTGATGCCAAAACTTCAGTATCGTTTCAGAGCGATCCTGGAGAATTTTGGAGTATCAACACCAAGGTCAGAACTAACGAAACAGGTTATGGATATCACAAGACCCAACTTGACTTTTGACACAGTGACACTGGATGTGTACAACTCAAAAGTTTATGTTGCGGGCAAACACACTTGGGAACCTATCACAGTCACTCTAAGAGATGATGTGAACAACTCAGTGACCAAACTGGTTGGTGAACAGATCCAGAAACAGTTTGATTTCTTTGAACAGAGTTCAGCGGCGTCTGGTATCGACTACAAATTCACAGGCAGAATTGAGATGCTGGATGGTGGTAACGGAGCGAGCACACCAAACGTTCTAGAGACATGGGAACTTTACGGTGCATACGTTGAGAACGTGAACTACAACTCGTTAGCATATCAAACTTCAGAACCGGCAACAATCACCATGCAGATCAGATATGACAACGCGATCCAGACTCCAACAGGAACAGGAATTGGAACAGCGGTGGCTAGAACGATCGGTACATTGAGTACAGGTGGTGGACAGTAATACAAAAAATTAAGTTAGCAATTATAAAGTGAAAAAAGCGTCTTTATAGGCGCTTTTTTTGTGGCCATAAATACGTACATGCCAAGCATCAACAACTTCCTTAAAGGTTTCCAGGACGGACTACCGGGTATGAAAGACTACCAACACGCATCGAGATTGTACATAGACGACAATTACAAGTTGATGCCCAAACAGAAATTCCTGTTCCACGTGGTGTTCAACACCGATGAAACCTTGTTCCAAGGGGGATTCAACGCAAGTGAGAGATACCAACTGAACATGTTGGTCAAACAGTGTGACCTGCCCAAGTACGACATGAGCTACGAGGAGAAGACACAATACAACAAGAAGATGTACAACGCCACAAGGATTGCGTACGATCCTGTTAACATCACATTCCATGATGACCACGCAGACACTGTGAACGCATTCTGGAAGAAGTACTACGAATACCACATAGCAGATTCTGTAGGCATAAACAGTGACCAGACCATATCCGCCACCAAGG